TACTAGAATTAAATTAGAATTTTATGTAGATAATGAATATAAATCTTTGAAATTTTTAGAACATTGGATGGAGTATATTAGTGGTGCAAATTCAAAAGTATCTCCTTTAGATGATGCATATTATTTTAGATTTAATTACCCAGAAGAATATAGATCAAACCAAACTAAGATAATTAAATTTGAAAAAAATTATAGACAGTTTCTTGAATATACTTTTAAAGGACTATTTCCTTTAGCATTGGATTCTACACGAGTTCAGTATCAAGAATCTAAAGTTTTAAAAGCAACATGTTCTTTTGCTTATGAGAGATATATTTGTGGAGAAGCTTCATCTGCTTCTGATAGAAGAGGAACTAGTATGAATAATAAATCTCAAGCAGCAGGTATATTTGGTGATAGTATTAATTATGGTTCTGCACAGGATGCTCTTAATTCTGGTGCTCCTACAGTAAATGAAGTTCAAAAACAACTTAAGTCTGAGGTTATTACTGGTCAAGATGGGTTCAAACAAGATTTTGATCCATCATCAATAAAATTCTATGATCCTAGTGGAAACTACATAGGGGATCAATGATAACTTTCAAATAACCCACCTATATACATATATGATTTGTTATAACATATTATGCCTTTACCAAAAATTTCAACACCTTCTTATGAGTTGGTAGTTCCTTCTACAAAGAAGAAAATTAAATTCAGACCTTTTTTAGTTAAAGAAGAAAAAATTCTTATTTTGGCTATGGAGAGTCAAGATAATGTACAGATTGCAAATGCTATTAAGGATGTTTTATCCTCATGTATTTTAACAAGAGGAGTTAAAGTAGATAAACTTGCTACTTTTGATATTGAATATTTGTTTCTTAATATTCGTGGAAAGTCTGTTGGTGAAGAAGTTGAAGTTATGGTCACTTGTCCTGATGATGGTGAGACACAGGTTCCCACTACTATTAATCTTGATGAGATAAAAGTGAACATTAATAAAAAGCATTCTAGTGATATTAAACTAGATGATACTTTAACTTTGAGAATGAGATATCCTTCTATGGAAGAGTTTATTAAAACAAACTTTACACCTAGTGGTGATGTTAATGTAGATGATACTTTTGAGATGATTTCATCTTGTATAGATCAGATATATTCTGAAGAGGAATCTTGGGCAGCATCTGATTCTACAAAAAAAGAATTGAATGAATTTGTTGAGCAATTAAATTCAAAGCAATTTAAACAAATTGAAGAATTTTTTGAAACTATGCCTAAATTATCTCATACTGTTAAAGTTACAAATCCAAAAACAAAAGTTCAAAATGACGTTGTGTTGGAGGGTCTGCAAAGTTTTTTCGGGTAAGTATGGCTCATGAAGATCTTGAGTCATACTATAAGGTTAATTTTGCGTTGATGCAACACCATAAATATAGCTTAACGGAGTTAGAAAATATGATTCCGTGGGAAAGAGAAATTTATTTATCTCTTTTAAAGCAATATATTGAAGAAGAAAATTTAAAACAGCAACAAAATGGCTGAACCCATTAAATCACCAATAGCATCAGGAATAAATGCCGTAAGAAACACTGTTTCTTCTAATGTTTTTAGTGGTGTGGGAAATGCTGAGATTGATCCAGTATTTACAAAATGGGTAAAGACTAGAAGTGATGGTGCGGATGATAATGTACGTGCTCAAAATGCAAATACATTAACTAATATAGATTTACAATTAAAAAATATTAGTAATCAGAATAGTGTATTAACTAGTGCCTTACAGGTAATAGCATCAAATTTAAATGTAGCGACAGAGTTAGATAAAAGAAGAGAAGTAGCAAAAGCAAGAAGAGAAAGACAAGCTGCAGAAGCTGGGTTGCGTTCAGGAAGAGAACAGCAAATTGAATCAAGAATTCAAATGGCACTCATGGCTCCTGTTAAGAAAGTTGGTACTAAACTTAAATTTAGTTTGGGTAGATTAACTACTTTCTTTGCTATTTTGATGGGTGGGTGGTTAATTGATAAAACTGTTTCCTTCTTACGAGCATTATCTGAGGGAAATCAAGAGAAAATAAAAGAAATACGTGTTACTATATTAAAAGGTCTTTTACTTGCAGGTGGAGCTCTTTTCCTTATTAAAGCAGGTCTTACAAAGATTGTATTTACTCTTGCTTCATTATCTGGAATTGTTGCAACATTCGGATTTAGGAATCTTGTAGCTAGACCATTCCAAGCTATAGTTAATTTTTTAGCCAAACAAAGATTACTTACTAATTTTAAAGGTGTTCAAGTTCCTGGTGGTGGCACTGGTGGTACTCAAGTAACACCGCCAAAAACTGGTAATACTAAGACAGATACAAAGGGGAATACTAAAATAAAAAACCAAAAGGGACCAAGACCAAACTTACCTAATACTAGATTTCAACAAGGTGTTTTCACAAAACCAGGAACTTTACAACTATTAATATCTGCACTTTACTCAGCTCAAAATATTGCTGAAGGTGCAGATGCTACTACAGAAATATTGGATACTGGTGCAGGTTTAACTGCTATGGGATTTGCTCCTTGGTTGACTAGCCTGATGGGATTAAAAGGTCCTTGGGGTTTGCTTTCAAACATTATTCTTTCTAATGTATTATTCTCAGGTGGTAGACAACTTAGAGATCCATTATATCAAAACACTATAAAACTAGCAAAATGGTTTAACACGCCAGGTAATGAGAATAAAACTATAGATGATTTACCTCCAGATCTTAAGGAGACTATTACAAACGAATTGGGTTCTGGTGGAAAATTAGAACAATTGGGTAAGGATTTGGAAAGTGGTAATATAATGCCATCTGCAATGTCTGATATAGATCCATCAGAACTTATAAAAGAAAAGGATAAAAATACTGAAGATTTAATATCAAACATGATGGGTAGAGGTGCTGCTAAAGCAAGAATGGAAGCAGCAGAAGAAGAGAAAATGAATAAGGAAATTGAAGCTAAAAAAATATCTGATCAGAAAATAATAGCAAGTAAGAATAAATCTGAGACTAAAAACTTAGTTGATAATTTATCTAATTTGGCTGAGGTATCACCAACGATTATACCTTTACCAATTGAAGGTAGTGAACAATCTCAAGATGGTAGTAATGTAGCTGCTGGTGCTCAAGGAGGATCTCTACCAAATATATCTCCATCAAATATCGCTAATAGTTATGTTTATCTTGCCTTGAAGCATTATCAGGTAGCACCAGTATAGTATGGCTAAGACTCCGTTAGTATCATCTGCAGATAGCCTTACTAATATAAGTAAGTCTTTAACAACTTTTGCGTCTAGCATGAGTAAATCTAGTCTTCTTGCTAGAAATATTGCAAAATCACTTAATAAAGATAATATATTTAAAAACCAAGTTATATCAGATGATGAATCGTTTTTCGTTAAAAGGAGACAGTCTTTTTTAAGAAGGAAGAGAGAGGAGGAGATAGAAGCGAATAGTACATCTGCGATTAAAGCACCAGGAAAAGCTATAAAAAATGCTGCTAAAGGATTTTTAGGGCGTTTGATGGATTTCTTTGCTCTTACCATGTTAGGTTGGGCAATATTCCAAATACCTAAGATTATTAAGGGTATTGGTGATTTAATCAATAGAATGGGAAAACTTAAGGATATTCTTGCTGGATTTATATCTGGATCTGTTGAAATGTTTAATGTTATGGCTGAAAAATTAGATGGTGTATTATCTTTTATTTTTCAATTTGATTTTGAAAAAGATAGAGATGAGATATCGAAAAATGTAGATACTCTTAATAGAAGATTTGGTATAATGACTGGCGATCTTACTGCTGGTATTAATGAATATGTCAGTTATGCGGATCAAGTTGATAAAGAAACTGCTGCATTACCAGATCCAGAAGATCAAGAGGAAGAAGAAGAGAAAGGTTGGTTTGGTAAATTTACTGACTGGGCTATTACACCTGTAGAGGAGAATGGTGATGTAGAAGATACTGGAACTGATGAAGTAGAAGAAGTTACTGATGAATTTGAAGGTATTGAAACAATGGCTACTGGTGGTCTTCTTAAAAAGGGAGAAACTGCAGTAGTTGGTGATGATCCTAGTGGTCAAGGAAAAGAATCTAAAGAATTAATTGTTGCTGATAGTGATTTACAAGTTATTCCGAATAATATTTTGGGTGCTTTGGAGTCTATATCTAGTAATATTTCTGGTGAGAAGACTAAAGAGGTATTAGTTTCTAATCAAAATAAAATCACAAAAGAGCAAAAAGAAATTGCACTATATGAAAACCTACTTTTAAAGGCAGAAGAAAGATTGAAACAGTATATAATAGATGATGATGTAAAAAGAAAAGCTGGCGTTAGTAGAAAAATTACGTTCTATAAAAATCTTATTGCTTCTAAGAAGAAGAAAAAGAAGAAGAAGATGGTCATTTCTCCACCAGCAGATGTCTCTAACTTCAAGGAAAAATTAAAAGTTGTTACCGAAACTTTACAACCAGAAAGAAAATCTCAAATTATTACGGTTCCTATTCCTACACAAAGTTCTAATAAACAAAATATGAATGTTAATATATCTGAGGGATCTAGAAGTAGAGTAAGTCGTGGGGTAAATATAAAGGAGTATTATAAACACTTATCAACGTTAATTACGGCATATACTTAAATGGCAGCATTAGATAAATCTATTTACGAAGAAATTATAATAACATCAGCAGATGGTAGTAAAACTGTTGATATTGCAATGGGTTCTTTAACCATTGATTATTATGAGGATTTATTTTCACCAGTTACAACTGTCAGAATGATAGTTGCTAATGATGGTTATACTATAACAGGTGAAGATGGAAATCTTCAATCTGTTTATAATGGATTGCCTTTAAGGGGTGGAGAAACTGTTAGTATAAAAATTAAAGGAAATTGTGAAAGTAATGGAGGATTGGATTTTACAGACAGACCATTTTTTGTGTCAAGTATTGAAAATGTTATTGTTACTAGGAAGACTGAATCATTTTTATTAAATTTGGTTTCTATTGGATCAATAACAAATGAAACTTCTAGAGTTGGTAAAAAGTATCCAACATCTCTTAAGATATCAGAATCTGTTAAAGATATAGTTAAAAATTATTTGACTGATGATCGTGATGTTGATATAGATTCTACTCAAAATAAGTATGGTTTTATCGGTAACATGAGAAAACCATTTACTACTTTAGTGTGGTTAGCATCTAAATCTGTTCCTGAAAAATCTGAAAAGGATTCTACTGCTGGATATCTTTTTTATGAAACTAAATCTGGATATCATTTTAGATCTATTGATAGTCTTATAGATGCTTCTCCTATAGAAAAATACCATTATACAGAGGTTATAAGATCTGATCCTAAAGATGATTATAAGATAATCGAATATAGAACATGTTTAAATGAAGATGTTTTAGGTAAACTTCAAAGAGGTGCATATTGTAGTTATAGAATATTTTTTGATCCTTTGACCTTTACCTATACAGATCCTGCTAAAGGTATATTTAAGGAGGAGAATTATAAAGGCAAATCAAAGACATTAGGTAAAGAAGTTAATTTACCAGGTAATTTGGGTAGTTCTCCTAGTAGATATATTACTGCAGTAAAGGATATTGGGACTTTAGAGAAGAAATCTGAGAACTATAAAGATGAAAATGCTGATCCAACTCTTAGTCAATCTCAATCTATGATGAGATATAATTCTATTTTTTCTCAACAAATGGTAATGACGATTCCATCGAATACTAATCTAGAGGCTGGTTCTTTAATTGAATGTGAGTTCCAATTAGCATCTGCTGAAAAGGATGCGACTGATACTGAGCAAAGTGGTCTATATATGATTAAAGAGTTATGCCATCATTTTGACAGTTGTGGATCATATACATCATTAACTCTAATTAAAGATACATTTGGATCTAAGTAATGTTAGAAGAATCAATATTAAAAAGTAATTTTGTAGGAAGGGATGGATTCAAGTGGTGGATCGGTCAAGTTGGTCCTGAAAGTTGTCAAGGAGATCAGATAAATGAGACTGGAAATGCTTGGGGAAATAGAATTAAAGTAAGAATCATGGGGTATCATCCTCAAGATCCAATTGAGTTGCCTGATGATGATTTACCTTGGGCACAAATTTTATTACCAGCAACTGCAGGAACAGGTGGTGGTGGAATGAATAGGTCAATTAGATTGACTCCAGGTGATAGTGTATTTGGATTTTTTCTTGATGGTGATGATGCACAATTACCTGTTATATTGGGTGCTTTTGGTAGACCTTCATTTGATCAACCATTAGGTCCTTACAAACAACCATTCCAACCATATACGGGATTTACATCAGAAAATCCTCCTAGTGCTTTTTTCGTTAATTCTGAAGTTGGTGATTGTTCTGGATCTCAGGTTATTTCTTTACCTGCAGATTTACCAGATAAATTATGTAAAGTTTTAAATGAGAAAAAGTTAAACAAATTTATTGGGGATTTTGGTGAGAAGATAGGTAAACTTAAATTTAATAAAGAGAAGTTAAAATCTTCTTGTATGGCATTGGGTAGAGTAATTGATATTCCATCTTCAAAAATACCTAATGCGAAAATTTGCATGACATTAATATCATCAGAAACTGAAAATATGATGAGTGATATTAAAAAGATAAAGGAGCAGTTTAATCCAGATGCATTTAAAGAAGAAATGTCTGGATTGTTTGATTTGGAAGAAGTTCAGGGAATTGCAGGTGAATTGGAATCTACAGCAAATGAATTGAAAACTGTTTTTAAACCTTTCATGGACTCAAAGGTATCAGAACTTCAAGGTATTTTAAAATCAGAAGTAGCAGCAAGAAAGGATAGTGCAGCAAAACATTTAAAAATTTTGGGTGGTGGAATGGCTGCTTCTATGATGAGTAATTTGGAAGGTGAAATTGCTAGTAAAGCTAATGGTGGGATAAAAAAAGTTGGTGCTGGTGTATTTGCTGCTGTATTTGCAGCAACTAAAAAAAGAAGTAAGGCAAAGATTGCTGCTATTAGAGCACAGGAAGCATTTCTTCCAGCACTTAAATCCTTTAAGGCAGGTATGCCATGTGTTCTTCAAAATGTAACCGATGGTCTAGGAGATTCTCTTCTTGGTATGTTAGATGGTCTTGCTGAGAATGTTGATAATTTTACAAGTTGTATTCAAACACAATTACTTTCTGGTATAACAAATAGTATAATTGGTGGTCTTACTAAAGGTATTATGCCATCTATTGCAGGTATATCTAAACTTACTGGTGGACTTGATATTGGAGGATTTCTTAGAGGTAAAGCTGAAAATTTATTAGATATTGCTAGTATTTTTGAATGTGAAGATTCTCCACCTTTAAATCCAATAGATGTTCAGAAGATAGTATTTGGTGGTGGACCAAAACAAGCAGTTGATTCTTTAGTAGATGATATCCTATCAGTTGCGAATAAGGCAGATTCTTTAACTGGGGGGTTAGTGGATGCTGTTCAGGGTTTGAGTACTGCAGGTGGTGGATTAGGTATGTTTGATTTTATGAATCCAAGTGTATCTGTTCCTGGATTTAAGAGTCCACTTGGCGAATGTTATACTGGTCCAAAATTAAGTTGTGCTGGAGTAAAGATTAATATTTTTGGTAAAGGTGGTGTAGGTGCAAATGCTAGAGCAATCTTTGGGAATAAAATTGGTAAGGGAGTTGAAGCAGTTGGTAGTATTATTGGTATAGATTTAAAGAGTGGTGGGTCTGGATATAATGGCAATCCATTTATTGAGATTGTTGATGATTGTGAGCAGGGTTATGGTGCTGTCGCACAAGCAATAGTTGATCAGGATAGAAATTCTCCTACTTATCAACAAGTAGTTGATGTTATTATGATTTCTATTGGTGAAAATTATCCAGTTAAAGATGATGAAGAACCTGTTGTAGTTGATCATGTAGTTGTTATTAATCCTGGAACAGGTTATAAGAATGATGATGTTATTGAAGATTCTTCTGGTAATGAATATAAACCTTTAGTTGATGCTACTGGAAGAATTGTTAAAGTTACATCACCAGATAATAAAAAGACTAATGTAAGTGAAATTGATGAATTTCCACAACTTACAATTAGAACTCAAACTGGTGAGGGTGCTGTATTAAGAGCACAGTTGAAACCGAGACCTGAATATCAAGGTGAAGTTAAGCAAGTCATCGACTGTATTAGTTGAAATAAATAAAAGGGTAAGGTATTAGAGTATGACAAAACAACCAAGTTGGCAAAAAAGACAGGTCGATTCTTTTGGTAAGTTTAGAATTGAATATGGTGCTCCAACCAATCAGATGACTGGTCAAAGAGTTTATACTCTAATGGCAGAAGGCACTGGTGGTAATTCCAAATTGGGTATGAGAGATGATGGAAATTATGATATACAAGTTGATCAAACTATTACTATAGCTGGTGGAACTAAAGGGACACCTCCAAGAGATGGTAATGGTGTTGTAATTACTTCTGTTGAGGGTGGAATTTCAATTACATGCCAAAAGGGGAAACTTAGTTTAGTTGCTGAAGAGATTGAACTTGTTTCTGGTAAAGACATCTGGTGTTCTGCATTAGGTGGTCAGATGGTCATTAATTCAAAAAAATGCCATTTTAAGGTGAAAGATCTTGATGTTGATATGGGTATGTTTAGAGGTAATAATATACCAGGTGATGTTGTAGTTCGTGATGCTGGATTCTTGGCAAAAGTTTGTGCAGGAACCGAAGTAAATTTCCAACAGTAATATCTAATGTCAGATTCAAATCCAGACGAAGCTTCGTATCCAAATTTAGAATCGGTAAACGATGGTAATAACCATAGAGTCAGTAATGTTGCTGAATTCTATAATGATGTTCATGTCTATGGAAAATTATATGCTGATTTAGTTGGTGGATTAACTGGTGATGGTGATGGAACTTTAGAGATATCTAATTTAGATGTAACGAATAATGTTAATATTGGTGGAGATTTAAATGTAGAGGGTCTGATTGACACAGACTATCTTACAGTTTTTCAGAGATTAAATGTTGGTGCTGCTGGAACTATATTTGTTGCTATTTCTACTACTAATGGTAGAGATGGTGAAGGGCAGATTGGGGGTCGTGTAGGTGTAGGAACTACTCAACCTGCTGGTAGATTCGAGATTGGTATTGGTGGAGAAGGTTTAGATCCAGAAGATCCTGCAGATCCATTTAAATCTATTTTTATTGTTCATCCAGAAGGTGGAGTAGGAGTTGGCACTACAGCCCCTGTCGGGAAATTCCAGGTAGGAGTAGATTGTCTAACTATCACCAATGACTGTAGGGTTGGTCTGGGAACAACTCAACCTGCACAAAGATTCCAAGTTAAAGATGGTATAGGTGGTGCGGTAATAAGTAATGCTGGACAAGTTGGTGTAAGAACTTCTACTTTTGAAGGGACAGAAGTCTTTAAAGTAAATTCAACTGATAAATGTTTTGTTGTTACTGATGAGGGTAATGTTGGTATAGGAAGTTTAGATCCTACTGCTGTTCCTAATTACAATACTTCTGATGGAATAGTAAAACTGAATGTAGAAGGAACAGTTAAGATTGATCGAAATATAATTGACTCTGCTGATTCTCCAGGTGCAAATGGATATTACTTAGCAAGAGATGGAAATGGTATTAGATGGCAGCAAGCATCTCCTATTAATCTTGATGGAATGTATGTTCAAGATGAGGGTTCTAATCTTCCTGTAGGTGGATCAGCACAGCTATTCCAGTATTTAAATTTTGTTCAATTAGATAGTCAAGGTCTTGGAGTAGACACTTTAATTCCAATTCCAGATCCATCAAACCCAACTGCAGTTGCAAAAATACAAACACAGGATTTATGGGGACATACTAATTCTGCAAACAATTCTCCAATCTATAGGATGACGAAGGTTGGTATTAAGAATCAAACACCAGCAGTAGAATTGGATGTAAGTGGAGAACTTCATGTAACTGAGGCTGTTGATTTTGATGATACTTTAAATGTTGATGGTGATGTCACATTAAATGCTAAATTAGATGTTGACGGATTAACTACATTTAATGATGGTACAGATTCAACAGGAACCAATTCAGGTTCTGTTCAGATTGATGGTGGTGTTGGTATTGTTAAGAAATTAAATATTGGTGGTCAGACAAGAGTTTATGATACTACTGATGCTTCCTCTTGTACTACAGGTGCTTTAATTGTATCTGGTGGTGTTGGTATTGCTAAGAGACTTTTTGTTTGTGGTGATACTGAATTAGAGAAACTTACAGTAGATGATACAACAGATTCTGTAAACTGTACTACTGGTGCTTTAGTTGTTAAAGGTGGTGTCGGTATTGGTAAGAATGTTAATATTTGTGGTGAAGTGGATATTGTTGCATCAACACAATCAACTGATAAGGATAGTGGTGCTTTAGTTGTTGAAGGTGGTGTTGGTATTGAGAAGAACTTAAATGTAGGTCAGAATACAAAACTTCAAGGAACCTTAGAATTAGAAAATCATATAATTGATAAATTTGATAGTAATGGTGTTGGAATATGTAAAACTGATTATAGATTATCTACTTTTGATACTGGAGTTGGTGTTGGAGTATCTTGGAGACCATCTGGAGTTCAAACTAAGAGAACCATTTGGGTTACTAAGAATGGATGTGATGTTAATAGTGGATTATTGGAAGGTGATGCAAAGTATACTATATCTGCTGCAGCAGCAATAGCACAAGAAGGTGATACAATTAAAGTTCGTTCTGGTGTTTATTATGAAGATAATCCAGTTGGTTTAAGAACTGATGTTGCTATTTCAGGTGAGGATTTAAGATTAGTTACTGTTGTTCCAAATAATACTAATAAAGATTTATTCCACGTTAGAAATGGTTGTTTGGTAGAAAATATGAGTTTTAAAGGATCTGGTGGGACAACAACAACCCATCATGGATTAGCAGCAGTTGCCTTCCCCCCAATAGTTCAATCAGATTGGGCAATTGGTGGATATATTGCTCCTGGTCCTTCTAATGAAGGTCCTAGAGGAAGATACCAAAGTCCCTATGTTAGAAACTGCACTAACTTTATGAGTGGTAGTATTGGTATGAAGATTGATGGAGATCATGTTGATGCTTCATATACAGGAACCAATGATCTAGGACAAGATCTTAAGAGTATGGTTTGCGATTCCTTCACACAATATAATGAGGCTGGTATTGGTGTTTCTATTACTAATAAAGGATATGCTCAGTTAGTTTCTATATTTACTATTGCTTGTGAGAAAGCAATCTATTGTGATAGTGGTGGACAGTGTGATCTTACAAACTCTAACTCATCATTTGGTAAGTTTGGATTAGTTGCTGATGGTACAAGTGGTGTAGAATTTGATGGAAATCTAGCTGTTGCTATGGATCCAGAAGCTGATTTTATTATTGTTGCTAATTCTCAAGATCAGGGTAATAATAATAGAACTCCTTTTGATGGACAGGGTGCATACTTCCATTTGGATATGGCTGATTATCCAGATACAATTTCAACAGCTGTAATAACTGAACCAATGCAAACTATTAGATCTATTATAGTTGAGGATGGTGGTAATCCTGGTGATTATGCTGCATCTGCACCTCCTCTTGTTACTGCTACTCTTCCAGATGGACCAGAAGCAATTATTGCTGAGTTCTCACCAAACGTAAGTGCTGCTGGAACAATTACTTCTGTTGATGTGATTGCAAGTGGTAGAAATTTCTTACCAACACAGAATGTTGTTATTAGTATTTCTGGAACAGGGAATGCACAATTAACAGCAGATATGGATCCAATTCTATATACTGTAAGTGAATCAACTGAAGTTTCTAATATAGGAATATCAACAGTTACTTTTAATGAATTTATTCCATATGGAGTAAAATCTACTTCAAAGGTTGAATTTGTAAGATTAAGTAGGATTATTACTAGTTCACATTCGTTTGAGTATGTGGGTGCTGGTCAGGATATAAATACAGCTAACCCATTCCAGGCTGGAAAACCGATACCAGAGAATGAAGTTGTTGCCATTAATGGCGGTCAAGTTCCATTCACAAGTACGGATCAAAAAGGTAATTTTAGGATTGGTGATGGATTGACTATTGACCAGACAACATCTACTATTCGTGGTAGAGATTTCAATAGAGCAATACAAGCACAATTAACACCATTAATATTAGCATTAAGATAGTATGGCAA